CCGATCAACATCCGTCCCAAGTACCTGGTCGTGCCGGTCGAGATCGAGACTGATGCCGAGCTCCTGATGGGTGCGGCGCAGCTGATGATCGATGCGTCCGGTTCAGCCACCAAGATCCCCGTCGATAACCCCCATCGCAATAAGTACGAGATCGTCTCTGCGCCGCACCTGTCGGACTCCTTTTACACCGGGAACAGCGCCAAGGCGTGGTACCTGTTCGCTGATCCGGGCCTGGTCCCCGCATTCGAGATCGTATTCCTCAACGGGAAGAAGACGCCCGTCATCGAGCGGATCGAAGCGCCGCCCACCATGCTGGGGATGGGGTTCCGCGGATTCGTGGACGTCGGCTTGCGCGAGCAGGACCCGCGCGGCGCGGTGAAGGTGAAGGGCGAAGCGTAAGCCTCACGCCGCACTCTGTTGCTCGCTTTCTCTTCCCGCCCATTCCCTACTGAGATTCCTTGATGCAAGCCACGTATGTTCAGGAAGGCGAAGCGGTTGATTACACCCCGGGTGCGGATGTCGCTGCGGGCGACGTAATCGTCCAGGGAGACCTGGTCGGCGTCGCGCCGCGCCTCATCAAAGCGAATGTTCAAGGTGCGTTGTCCGTCACCGGCGTCTACGACTTCGCAAAATCGACCGCTGGTGGTTCGGCGATCGCGGCTGGAGTCCTGGTCTACTGGGACGACACTGCCAACCAGGCGACGGTGACCGCCACCGGTAACAAGCTTATCGGCAAGTCGATCAAGGCGGCAGCGGATGGTGACGCTACGGTTCGTGTCCGGATGAACCAATGACCGACCTGCTTGCCTGGGGAATCGCCTGGCTCGATCGCCGACGGAAGCAGCATCTGTCGCGCGAGGTCATCTATCAGCGCGGTGACCTGACCGTCCTGGTTCACGCCACGATCGGTCGGACCGAGTTCGAGGTTTCCGGAACTGACGGGGTCCAGACCGCCTACACCGACCGCGACTACCTGATCTCGACCGCGGACCTGGTCCTCGATGGAGAGGTCACTCTCCCGGATGCGGGCGACCAGGTCCACGAGACGCTCACCGCCACCATCGAAGTCTACGAAGTCCTCGACTGGCGGTACTCGGACCCGCATCGCCAGATGCTGAGAGTCCAAACCAAGCACATCGCCTCGGAGCCCCTTTAAAGAATGGCCATTGCCGTTTCGATTGCTGAAGCCGTGGTCAGCGCCTTGAACAGCCACACCTTCAGCAAACCCTTCACGAGTGAGCGGAGCTTCGTCCCCAAGTTCGACCTCAAGGATCTGAAGACTCTGAAGGTGGTCGTCGTGCCTCGGGGGCGAGTCCTCAGCATTGCCGACCGCTCCCGTGCCCAGCAGGACTATGCCATCGATATCGGCGTCCTGCAAAAGCTCACGGGAACCACCGCTGAGCAGGTGGATCCCATGATCGCCCTCGCGGAAGAGATCGCCGACTTCTTCCGGGGGAAGCGACTGCCGGGATACCCCGCGGCGGCGTGGTTCAAGACCGAGCACAGCCCCCTCTATGACGTGGAGCATCTCGATCAACTGCGGCAGTTCACCAGCGTGATGTCGGTGTCCTACAGGGTTCTCGCGTGATCGGGGTCAAGATCCAGGCAGCCAAGGGGCTGTTCTTCGACCGAGCCAAAGTCACGAATGCCACCGATAGAGCCACCCGCAAGGTGTTTTCAAAGTTCGGAGCGTTCGTCCGCCAGAGGGCTCGGTCCAGCATCCGCAAACGGAAGCACTCTTCCAGCCCCGGACAGCCTCCAACCAACAAGACCGGGCTGCTGAAGAAATTCATCTACTTCGGCTACTCCCCGGAATCCCGCAGCGTCGTCATCGGTGCAGCGCTCCTCAATAAGAGCACCGCAGCTCAGCGGATCCTGGAACATGGTGAAACGGTCGATGGGGAACGCCGAGGCAAACGGGTCCGCATGAAGTACGAAGCCCGCCCTTACATGCAGCCCGCATTCGTCAAAGAACAGTCGCAGCTCCCTGCGCTCTGGCGGAATGCCGTCCGCCGCTAGCCCGTTTTCATTTTTCCCATCCAGAAAGTCTTGAATGTCCGCCCTTCGAATCGCAGTCGCTGTGCAGTTGGTCCTGTTGATGCCTGGCGCTCTCATCCGAGCTCGGGATCCGGAGCCTGCCAAGTTCGCCGTCGATCTCCCGGTCGAGATCCGTCAGTGGTACCGCAACACCGACAACTCCTGCGTGCAGTGTTCGATCGGCATGTGCGGTGCGGACCAGAACGTCCCGTCGGCGGCCACGCTCCTGTGGAACACGGAATACGGTCCCGCCGAGCGGGGCGGTGCGGGGCCGTCGCGGGTCGCGGCGTACTGCGCTCAGCGCGGCATCCCGGTCTACAACGTCGTCGGCGAGAGCACCTGGGAATGGATGCGCTGGGCGGCGGCGACGGGCCGAGGCGCGGCGATCGGTGCCGGGACCGGACACTTCCAGACGTTGGTCGGCCACGATCCCCGCACGCGGCGGTACTTCGTGTGCAACAACAACACCCCCGAGCGGATCGACGTCTACGACGAAGCGGGCTTTCGCCGGCTGCATCTGGCCAGCGGTCCCTGGGTCGTGATCTTGAATGCGCCGCCCCATCCCCCGCGACCGCAATACGTCCGCTGGTGGAAGTGATTCTCAATACCGGACCGCTCTCTCGCTGGAACCGTTCCCCTCTTCTTTCCTCTCAGGACTAATGCATGCGACAACGAATGGTGATGGTCGGCCTGGTGCTGGCGCTGGCGTGCCTTCCGGTGGCAGCCCAGGAACAAGTCGATCAAGACGAGATCCGGCGGCTGGGCAACTTCGTGCATGAAACTCAGCTCCACATTGGACCGCAGGCCGGCGAAGGAGATCTGTTTCTGGAGGCGATGGGACCTCCGGCCAGCGATGCCGACAAGTGGTTCATCAGCGTGATCTCGATCCGCAATTGCGCGGGTTGCCAGCAACTCAAGCAGGCGTGGCAGACGGATCCCTGGCTGTTGGCGCTGGCGAATCCCAAGCACCCTCAGCAGTCGTGGTCACACTATCACCTCTATAACGGGGAAGACCGTTCGCAGATGTGGCGGTTCGCCAAACTGAAGATCAGCGCCTATCCGACGATCGTGGTCCAGCCTCCCCTGAGTGGGAAGTATGGCGACGGCGGGACGGTCGTCTACCAGGGAATGTATGGCGGCGATCCCAAGGCGCTGGCGCAGGAGATTACGACCGCGATCCGGCAGTACGTCGAGACGCGCCAGCAACCCGGGCCGACGCCGGTCATCCCGTCGCAGCCTCCGCAGAGTGACGAGCTGACGCCGCCGTTTACACCGGCTCCGCAAGACGATGCGCCCGCGCTGCCCACATTGCCCGATGGTGCCCCGGTCAAGGTTCCGCCCGACCTGCCTGGTCCGCCGACGCCAGTCTCTACTCCTCCGCAGCCGCAGTCGTATCCCCCCTCCAGTCCCACTGGCACCGAAGCGGTCATCATCACCGATTCCGAACACGAAGTGGATGAAGTGACGCAGCAGCAGATGGCGGTCGTCGTCGATGGACTGAAGCGGCATCGCGGTCGGAACCTGCGGGTGAGGCAGTTGGACTGGCAGGAAGCGCAGCATAGGTTCCCGCTACGGTCCGATGAGCTGCCCGCGATTCTGGTCCAGTGCGAAGGGCGACTGGTCGACAAGCTTACGCGGCTGCTGTTTCCCTGCCTGCGCCCGAAGCCCCCCTCGGTCTGGGAGATCGCCGTCAGCTGGCTGTGGTCGTCCCTGAGTGCGGGACTCAACGTCCTGCTGATTCTCGTGATCGTCGGTTACATCGCCTGGCGCCTCATGAAGCGCTGGATGCCGTTCGGAAAGCAGCCGCAACCCTCTCCGACTCCTGCGACGCCGCCCTCCTCCGACGTGAAGCCGGCGAACTGATTGCATCACCAAGCTGGATATGACGGACACCAGAATCTGCAACGTCTGTGGAAAGGCCAAGGGCCTCAAGGACTTTCCGGTTGATCGGAAGGGACCGGATGGCCGCGCATATCGTTGCAAGACGTGCATGTCGGAGCACGCCAACCGGCACTACCGCCATCGGCGTGAATCACAAGGTGCCGAATACTGCCCGTTGCTGCGAGATGAGGAATGGCAAGAGATCGAGGCTCGTGGATGGATGTATTGCCGCGCCTGTAAGCAAAAGCGGCCATTGACTGAGTTCCGATTCAGCCTGCATCCACCACGACGCCGTCGGAAATGTAGATCATGCGATCGCCGCCGCTCTGCAGAGCTCAACGTCCTTCATCGGGCTCAACGCGAGGCGTACTCCAAACGCTATCGCTGCAAACAGTACGGCATCACTCCTGAGGACTATGACAGAATGCTGGCGGAGCAGAATGCATTATGTGCGATCTGCCGAAGGCCGCTTGGACCCCGATTGCAGACGATCGATCACTGTCACGTCAGCGGAAAGGTCCGAGGCATTGTTCATGCCAGTTGCAACCTCATGATCGGCAATGCCGGTGAAGACATCGAGGTTCTGCGAGGCGCGATCGCCTATTTGACAGTCCACGCCAGTCGCCCGAACTCATCGGCGACAGATACAACTCTTAACGGAACCGCCTGATGAGTGTGAAGTTGGGCCTTGATGCCAAGCTGTATAGGAACACGGGGTCGTACGCGACCCCGGCCTGGAACGAGGTCAAGGTCGTCAAGGACGTGACCTTGAACCTCGAAGCGGGGGAAGCGGATGTGACGAGCCGGGGCAACGGCGGCTGGCGGGCGATCATCGCCACGCTCAAGGATGCGTCACTGGAGTTCGAGATGGTCTGGGATACAGCGGACGAGGATTTCACCGCCATCCGGACGGCGTTCTTCGCCAAGTCGGCCCTGGAGTTCGCGGTCATGGATGGACCGATTGCGACTGCGGGATCCGAGGGATTGCGGGCCTCCATGGCGATCATCAACTTCAGTCGGAGCGAACCGCTGGAGGAAGCGATCAAGGTCAGCGTCACCGCTAAGCCGACCTATGCCGACAACCCGCCCGAGTGGATGGAAGCCTCGTGAATGAAGTCGGAATTTGTCAGGCAAACTTCGGATTCATTCGAGGATAGAAAAGGGTTGTTCTGCAGCCTTTACAAAGTGATCTCTGAAATCGAGGATCCGTGTTTTTGCCGCCTTCGGGTCGCAGATCGCTATTTTCCCGTCGAGCACGTCCATCCCATACGAGGATGTTTCTGACACGCGTGCAATGAGATGGAAAAATTCTCCCCCGAATAGCGCGACGGCGACTATGGGGCCAATCTCCTCAAATCTCGCGATGGCGACTGCATGTTCATACGGTTGTAACTTCGGAATCATCGTCCAGATCAAATCCGACTCGAATGCCAAACCGTGAATGCGGGCGGACATTGCCTGGTCGTCTGTCTCAGAAAAGAGTGCGGTATGCCACTCGGGAATAGACGGGTCGCGCAAATACTGGTCGCCAAGGTACTCATAGATGGCCGCATAGGCGATCTTCATCATCCCGCGCTTCAGCGCTCGTAGGTCAAGTGAAAGGTCAACATCGTATCCGCCACCCATTGAGTATTCGTGACCGAATATCACGGTCTTCCCTTTGCGGGCAAAGTTGGCGGCGAGTTCACTCAAAAATGCGTCGCGGTCATCTGGCGAGAATATCGCCCTCCCTCGACCAGTAGATCGATCGATTTCGACCGGCTTATGTGCGCGAACACCGATTGGACCGGAAGCCGGAATCGTAATGTCAACGGGGGTGTTTGTCCCTGAAATATTGCCTCTCATCCGCAGTTCCGGAACCCCACTGCGGGATTTGATACCGTGAAGCAACCGCAGAGCTTCGATGAGGGGCGACGACACAAGTGGCCCGTCAACTAGCGTTCCAAGGTCAGAGTTTTTCTTCGCATCGACTTTGATGCAGTAGTCCAGGACGCCGCCAATTGCATCAGGAAAAATGTGCTCTTTGCTGAGATCTGAACATCCCCCAAGCGGCTTTAGAGCGTATGGACAGACGTCACGGACGGGTTGCGACATGATTCATTCCGGGGCTTCGTTTCCAGTCAACTCTGACGATAGCTCGACACACCGAACGGAAAAAGGTTCGCTGGATTTATTGCTATGTCGGCAGTCTCATTTGATGCCTTCGCATTCCAGGATCTTTGATGCACACTTTCAATGACACCCTGGGTCGCACCTGGTCGCTGACGATCAACGTCGATGTCATCCGCCGCGTGCGATCCCTATTGAACATCAACCTGCTCGATGCCGTCGACGGCAAGCTCTTCGAGCGCTTGGTCAGCGACCCGGTTGTTCTATGCGACATTCTCTTCGCCATCTGCCAACCGGAAGCGCAGGCCAAGAATGTCTCGGACGAGGATTTTGGACGCGCCTTAGGTGGCGATGTCCTGGATTGTGCCACGACAGCACTCTTGGAGGAACTGGTCGATTTTTTCCCGAGCGGGAAGCGGACCGTCTTCCGCAAGGCACTGGACAAGCTGAAGACGCTGGAGGGACTCGCACTCGAAGTGGCGACCCGCCGCTTGGAGAGCACCGAACTCGAACAGAAACTGACAGCCGCTCTCAGCAGCGACCCCGCGTCGACGCCTGGAAGCTGATCTGGCAACTCGCCGGACTCGTCTCCGTGAATCCCGGGCCGTTCACGCTCCGCGAACTTCTGTGGATGGCGGACGCCAGGCACACGAACGAGTGGAATCACACGTCGGCGTTGTTAGCCATGCTCGCGAATACGCATCGCGACCCCAAGAAAACTGGCCCCTTCAAGCCGGGCGATTTCCACCCAGGCATCAAGCGGGCAGCCCCTTCAGAGCCCCTGCCGAAAGTCGATATTTCAATCCTCAAGACTGTCTTCGTGGATCAGCGTCCTCCAGCCTGAGGTGAGTCCGCTTTGCCCTCTGCTCAAGGCATCAAAGCCGGTGCCGCATTTGTGGAACTGTTCGCGGACGACTCCAAGCTCGTCCGCGGCCTGAAAGCCGCTGAAAAGCGGCTCAAAGCGTTTGGTGCGGGCGTCCAGTCGATCGGCATTCAAATGTTCGGTTTGGGTGCCTCCGCCATCGCTCCGCTCCTGGCGACCACGAATGTCTTTGCCGAGATGGGGGACAAGCTGGCCAAGATGTCCTCCCGTACTGGGATCTCGGTCGAGGCACTGTCGGAACTGGGGTACGCCGCAGAACAATCGGGTGCCGATCTGGAGACGCTCGAAGGGGGCGTCCGCAAGATGCAGAAGTTCCTGGTCGATGCCGCGCAAGGTTCAAAGGCTGCCACTTCGACGTTGTCTGATATGGGTCTCCAGCTCTCGGACATGGGCCGTCTGACTCCTGATCAGCAGTTCGAGCTCCTGGCCGATCGCATCTCCAAGATCCAGGATCCTGCCATCCGTGCGGCGACCGCGATGGAAGTCTTCGGTAAGACCGTAACGTCGCTGCTGCCGATGTTCCAGGACGGAGCCAAGGGGATCGAGGAACTCAAACAGCAGGCCCGAGACTTGGGCCTGGTCATCAGCACCGAAGATGCGAAAGCGGCTGAGTCGTTCGGCGACACCCTGGACGATCTCTGGAAAGTCATGAAGAGCGGCGTGTTCGCCATCGGAGCAGCGCTCGCCCCCTTGCTGCAGGATCTCGCGACGAGCGCCATCCGCATCGCCAAGGTGACCGCTGACTGGGTCCGCGAGAACAAGGGACTCATCGTCACTGTGTTCAAGATCGCTGCTGGAGTCGCTGCTGCAGGTGCGGTGCTTGTTGTCCTCGGGACTCTCATCTCAGGCGCGGGCGCGGCGTTTGGCGTGGCTGCGACGGTCATGACCGGTGTGGGAACGGTCCTCGGTGTGATCGGCTCGGCAGTTGCTGCGCTCCTCTCCCCGATCGGACTCGTGTCCGCCGCCGTGGTGGGGCTGGGCGCGTACCTCCTCTATGCCTCCGGCGTCGGGTCGCAGGCCCTCCAATGGCTGGCCGATACGTTCAATTCTCTCAAAGAAGACGCACTGGCTGCCTGGCAGGGAATTGGTGATGCGCTGGCCGCAGGCGATCTGGCACTGGCAGCCAAGATCCTTTGGCTGACGCTGAAGATGGAATGGCAGAAGGGAATCGCATTCCTCCAGGAACATTGGATCGCCTTCAAAGAGTTTTTCCTCTCCCTGGCCACCGATGCGTTCTATGGCGTGGTCGGACTGTTGGTCGATGCCTGGGCGGGACTGCAGGTGGCCTGGGTTGAGACGACCACGTTCATGGCGGACGCCTGGACGATTTTCACGTCCAGCCTCACCAAAGGCTGGAACACCGCCCAGAACTTCATCAGCAAGGGTGTCCTCAGACTGATGAAGTTGTTCGATTCCAACCTCGATATCGAAGGGGCTTCCAAGATCCTCGATGAGGATTTTCAGAAGCGGAATGCCGAGACCAATCAGCAGTCCGAGCAGTTGATCGGTGATCGAGACCGCAAACGGCAGGAACAGCGAGGACGCATCGAAGCGGAACGGCAGGGAGCGCAGACGGAAGTCGACCGCATGGCGGAAGCTGACCGCGCTGCCCGCCGGCAACAGAACGAAGCCGACCTCAAGAGTTCTGAAGGCGCATTGGACCAAGCGCGGAAGGAATGGCAGGACGCTCTCGCGGAAGCGGCCAAGAAGCGGCAGGAAGCCGAGGCCGGTAAAGATCCATCCCGGCTCAACAAAGCGCAGCAGAACCTCGAAGGGATCGACGACCTGCTCAGCCAGGTCGGGAAGGACAAGGTCAGCGTCCAGGGAACATTCAATGCGTTTGGCGCTCGTGGCCTCGCCTCCGAAGGTCCTGCTGAGCGCACGGCGAAAGCGTCAGAGGAGACCGCCAAGAATACCAAACGCTTAGTTCAGGCCGCGCACCAGGGCGGACTGACATTTGCCTGACCGCCATCTCTTGGCGGTCAGTTCTGTTTAAGGAGTACGTCGTGTCTGAATCCCCTCCCGCGCAGGGGCCGGGTCTTGTCCAGCAGGCGGTGAACTTCGGCAAGGCGGTGGTCCGCCATGTGGCTGATCGCGGCCGGAAAGTCTCTGACGAGGTCTATCTCGCCCGTCTGGCCATCTGCAGCGACTGCCCGTCGCTCAATCCCCAGCGGTTCTCGTGCAACGAGCAGACCTGTGGATGCCGATTGACGGCCAAGGCCCGCTGGCGTTCTGAGTCCTGTCCCTTACAGAAATGGCCCGCGGCTGACGACTGATGCCGATCCTTGTCACCGAGAATTGGGACAGCCGCCCGACGACACTGGGTGAAGATGCGTCGGTCGAACTGCGATTCACCATCCGCGGTACTGCGGACGATGTGGCGGCTCACACGGCATTGCTGGCGACAGCGCCGGAGCTCTATGGAGGTCTCCCTCGCCGATCGAGTCACATCGAGCCGATCTCAGATGACGCCTGGGAAGGGACCGTCCAGTACGGAACTCAGGAGCCGCGGGAGACCGGCTCGTCAGCGTTTTCATTCGACACGGGAGGCGGGTCTCAGCATGTGACGCAGAGCCTGCGAACGGTGGCTGCGTATGCTCCGCCTGGAAAGACTGCCCCGAATTTCCGCGGAGCCATCGGTGTCACCCAGGACAGTGTCGAAGGGGTGGACATCACTGTCCCAGTCTACAACTTCTCGGAGACGCATTACCTCGCAGTGGGGGCGGTAACTGGCGCATACAAGGCGGCTCTCTTCTCTTTGACGGGGACCGTCAATAATGGCAGCTTCAAGGGGTTTGCGGCGGGTGAAGTCCTATTCTTGGGTGCATCGGGATCGCAGCGCGGGCACGAGGACTGGGAGATCGGATTCAAGTTCGCAGCCAGTCCCAATGCTACGGGACTCACCATCGGGGACATTACCGGAGTGAACAAGAAGGGCTGGGAGTACCTCTGGGTGCGTTATGCTGACGTGGAAGACGTCTCGGCGAAGGTGCTGGTGAAGCGGCCGGTTGCGGTGTACGTCGAGCAGGTCTATCCGTATGGCAACTTCGCTGGATTGGGAATTGGGGTCTAAATCGATCGACACTCTGCGTTTCGATCTATGAAACTTACGCACGCCAGCTACGACCCACCTCACCTGCTGGTCAAGACCTGCGACTGGTTATGCCTCACCCTATGCTACACGGTCGGCCTTCGTCCCGTTGAAGCGCGTCGCAAAATCGATGAACAGTTGCTTCATCGCGGAATCAGGCACGCTCTGGAACAATACTTCGTAAGTGACCCAATGAAGGCGCAGGTTGCGAATTCGATCACCGATGTCCGGGAACTGCCGTCGATAGCGCAGGCACGATGCTGCCAGATCGCGCTGCAAATCCGCTGGTTCGCTTTTGCTGTATTCCGCGTACTTGTATTGGTACAGTCGCGAGCTAGCCGAACACGACTGAAAGACTTCAGGAGTCACCAGGGTCACATGCACATCTTGGGCGAACTGGTCTCCCTGATTGAAGTAAAGGGCGTTCTCGATAACACGGGCGAGCTGGTTTCTATGTTTATCATAGGAAACCGAGCCGGCGATGTCCGAATACCATTTGCACTCGACAAAGGAAACCCATCTAGGTTCGTCTCTGCCGAGTTCGATGCCACTTTGCATTCCACTGCGAAGCGCGATGCTACCGAACGCCAGATCAAGATGTGTGTTTCCCTCTCGTGAACGAGGCGGCATGGGAAGCACCTCGAACCATGCCTTTGTGGCGCTTGGAGGAATGGTGCCGGTCAGAAGTTTTGCAAGGCTTGTGGTCCCCGTCAGCCCTTGAATGGCATAAGCGCATCCGACCAGGAACGTCCAGACTTGCTCATCGGCGAAGTCACTGAGTTTAGACTGCTCTTGCTGTTCGATTCTGTCCAGAAGATCATCCCAGTTGGCATAGCCGACATGCAGCGCGTCGCAAATGCGACTCTTGTGCTGACGAATACTTTCTGAGAGCGCTCCCATGTGGTGGATCCTTTGAAGGGTCATGCTGTGGCCGCTGATCCGACGGATCGCTTCGTTCGGCCAGAACTCGTGAACACTCGCGGCACTACCTCCCCGAGTTCACACCATTGGGTATCCAGTCAGCCGAAAGTGTAACTCCCGAAGAAAGTACCGCCGCAAGGTTGCGGTTTCCACCGTGATGAGTAAGCCAGCAAGTGGTAAGCAACATGCCAGTGTCGTTGGCAACATCGTCAGCGAACGCCCAAAACAACGGACGATCAGCAGGCTTTACTGCATATACGAAAAGTATCGCAACTCCGGGCATTCTCATGCTTGCGAATCGATTCAGCGCAATTGAAATACGTGACCGATCCTCTCGGTAGAGTTTGTTGTCATCCTCGCAGTTGTTCTCCCGGTAAGTCATAGGATCCATCGAAAATAGCCACGGTGCGTCGAGCGCATCAGTGCAGAAATGGATGCCACCTGGAATGACCTCGGACCGCCAAGAAGCCATGACAGGAGTGACGCTGAAACCTTTCCAAGCGGCCTGTAATTCAACATATTTCTGCGGATCAACCTCAGTAATACTTCCCGAAAGTCGATCCTTGCCGATCGTTGGGGCCAGCAGCTCACCGGTGTTGGGATAGTGTGTCAGCGACGCGTCGGTTGCACGGTACGCTGCGACGATTAGAGGCTCAGCAGACGTTGCTGGTCGTAGCGCCGCTGCAAGTGTTGCCTGCAATAAACCTCGCGATTGGCCATTGGGGAGTTGGCCGCAAGCCTCGAAAGGTGCCATTCCATGAGTCAGGGCAACGTGGAGTCGCCCACTTGGCGTCAAATACGCAAGGCGCATCGCGACAGCAAGTTCAACAGCATGCTGAAAGTAGTTACCGTTATTTCCCTTTGCCACTTGCCGCTCCTCTTAAACTTGGAAACTCGCAAAACCGAAGTGCGCGAACCACCGCCCGCCGATCCGAGTCCTGGCCGTCTATTTCGCGTCTCTTGGCGTTCAGGAATTCCGACCTACCCAATGTTCAGAGTGAAGCATGGGTGACAACTTCAAGAAAGTCCAATCCGGTCGGTCGCTCCGCATCCCGGCCGAGGCCTTCAATGCCTTCATCGATGCCGCTCGGGACTTTCGCGACCGGCAGCAGTCCCGAGGGACAGCAACGCAGCCGCAGTTCCGGCAGTCCGGCATCGTCCGCGTAAAGAATGGCAGCGGAGCCGACCGGAACCGGTTCGAGATTCTGGGAATCGACCGTCCGATATTTACGCCGTCAGATAGCCTCGACTCGTTCCAGAACGAAGTCCTCCTGGTCGGGGTCACCCCCGATGGCGAATACCATGCCGGGCGCTTCTGCGTCCTGCTGGAACCGCTGGCTGCGAACGCAATCGGCCTGGCCGTCATCAGCGGCGTCTGTCCCGTCCGGGTGAACATCACTGAAGCCAGTGACAGTTTCGCCGAAGTTCAAGACAACGACGTCACTCAGCTCAAAACCGTTGGCAGCGGTTCGGCCACGATCCTCTGGAAAGAACCCGGCACCGGCGAAGACAAGTGGGCCGTCGTCCGACTCGGCGATGCACAGCCGGTCATCCGCAAAGCCGAGATGATCGAGACTCTCCGTCAGGGAGACGTCACGTCCGCCAAGGCCTGGCTCCTCAAGTATGAAGATGGCGTATGGCAACGAACTGAAAAGAAGATCGATCTGTGGGGCGCTCTGGGGTTCCGCGGAGTCGCGTTCGGCCGCACTGCAGGAGTCGATGTCGGCGACTTCATCGACGTCTATTACTCGCACGATTCCAAGCAGTGGTACGGGGTCGTCGGAGCCTGGTACTTTCACGGCGACGTCGTTGCGGATATCGGCGAAGGTGAAGAAGGAGAGGTGAAGCTCAACGTCGGAGCCGGTGCTGACGCGCGCGAAATCACCGTGCCGGCCTTCAGCCCGTATGGCGCTGTGCGCCAGGACGATTTCGTCTCTGTCAGCTGGAACACGTTCAGTCAGCATTGGGACATCGGCAAGTTCCTCGGCGACGATCAGCCAGGCTGTGCCCTGGAACGGGTCGACGATCCCGGAAGTCTCAGTAACGGCAAGCTCCGCGTCGACATCGAAATGCTGGCGGGTCTGGGTCTGGAACCCCAGGCCTCGGAAGCGGAATGCCACCTCAATGTCAAACCAAGCTGTGGCATCGCGGTCGATGAGCAAGGGGTGAGGGTCAACAACCTCTTCATCGCGGGCCAGGGACTGGAACCCGAAGGAGACTGCCTGCTGAAGGTTGCTGGGGGCTGCGGGATCCAAGTCTCCGGCGGCGTCAACGTTGCGCCCGAACAGATTGCCGGAAAAGGTCTGATTGCCGGTGACGGCTGCCAGGTTGATGTGAACCCCGGCTGTGGGCTGCGGATTTTCGGTGACACCCTGGCCGTGAATCCAGCGGATCTGATCGGCAATGGACGAGGGCTCAAGACGCTCGGTCCCTGCGGCATTGAAGTGAACCCCGGCTGTGGTCTGACGTACTTCTTCGACCAGGTGATCGTCGATGCCCAGACTCTGGCCGGACACGGACTGAAGGTGACGTCAGGATCCACCTGCGAGCTGCGGGCAGATCTCGGCTGTGGCCTGATGTTCTCGCTGGATGGGACCGGCAAGATCGAGATCAATCCGTTCACGATTGCCGGAAGTGGACTCGCCGGAAATGAGACCGACAACGGGTGCAAGCTCGATGTAAAGGTCGGCTGCGGACTGTGGATCAACTCCGGTGGCGAGGTGGCGTTATCGCACGATGAAATCGCCGGAGATGGACTGACGATCGGTAACGATTGTGAGCTGGAGGTGGCGGTCGGCTGCGGATTGGAGGTGCAGTCGGGAGGACCCGTGAAGGTTAAGGCGAGTGACTTAAAGGGGCCCGGCCTGAAGGTCATCAGCGGCTGTGAATTGGGTGTCGATTGCAACTGGATTGCCACCCAGTGCGGCATCGAGGGAGAACGGGGTCCCCAAGGTGCGGCAGGAGCACCAGGCAGCACAGGCCCTGCAGGCCCACAGGGAGCAACTGGAGCCACCGGTGCGCAGGGAGAGCACGGCGGCTGCGCGACGATCACGGCGACCGCCACCTGCGTCGAAAACGGCCAGTCCTGTGGTGTGAACGTGACGCAGACCGGATGCGACGCTCAGTTCGCGTTCACTCTGGCGGAAGGAGACCAGGGGCCTCAAGGAGCGCAAGGCGCACAGGGGGCGCAAGGAAGCACCGGAGTCACCGGAAGTACAGGCGCACAAGGGGGCATGGGGCCGACCGGCCCTCAAGGTCCACAAGGAGCCATGGGAATCGGCTCGCCTGGCCCACAAGGTGACCAGGGCGCACCGGGAGGTCTTGGACCTCAGGGTCCTCAGGGATTTCAAGGAACGATGGGCATGGGCTCGATGGGTCCCCAGGGACCTGCGGGCATGGATGGGGGGATGGGGCCGCAGGGACCGCAAGGCGCGCCCGGCATGAAGATGGCGATCGTTCCGGCGGCGGGCGAGCATGTCGCACTGTTCTGTGTCGAGTCGCCAGACATCCGGTTCGACGACCTTGTCAAAGTGCCGATCACGGGAACGGTCACCACAGTTCGCATGGATCGGACGTATTTCACGGTCTGTGAACCGGGAACTGTCGAAGTCGCCGGCGTAGCGGCGTCACAACCCGCGATCGTCGGAGCGTGCATCGATGGGGATGCTGTCGTCGTGCGGGTCGAAGGAAACTTGCCGCCGTACGTAACGGTTCGACTGAGTGGGATCCGCCGGGGGTATGCGGGAACCCGATTCCCCAAGAAGACTCGCGCGCAGATGTTCAAGAATAATGCCTTCTGGGACCAGGCCCGATGATTTCGCTGTTTACACCGACGCACAACACACAGTTCCTCGACCGGCTGGCTCGGTCGGTGGCCAGACAGACGAACCAAGAGTTCGAGTGGGTCATCGTTCCTAATGGCGACGTCGGCGAAGTATGCGTCGATCTTCCACAGGTCAGGATTGTGCCGTACACGGGCCAGACGCAGAACATCGGCGAGTTGAAACGGTTCGCCTGTCTGGCCTGCCGGGGCGATGTGCTGGTCGAAGTCGATCATGACGATGAACTGACGCCGGACTGCGTGGCAGAACTGGCGGCAGCGTTCGCGGATCCCTGGGTCGACTTCGCGTATTCCAACTGCTGCGAGATCCAGGACGGTAAGCCGAAGCGGTATGACGAGAAATTCGGCTGGTGCTATCGGCCCTTCGAGTTGGATGGCCAGCAGCAATGGGAATGTGTGGCGTTCGATCCGACGCCCGCTTCGTTCTCCAAGATCTGGTTCGCGCCCAATCATGTGCGGGCCTGGCGAGCTGACTTCTACCGGCGGATCGGTGGCCATGACCCCGCGCGGTCAGTCCTGGACGATCACGACCTGCTGTGCCGAATGTATGTTCACGGTCGTGTGAGGCACATCGATCGCTGCCTGTACCTTTATCACGTGCATCCCGGCAACACCTGCCGCGGCGAGCAGAATGGATTCATCCAGACGGAGACATTGGTTCTGCACGATCGATATATCTATCCGATGGTCGAGCGCTGGTGCGATCTTAACGGGCTGCGAAAGGTCGACCTGTGTGGTGGGATCAATCCCACTCCCGGCTATGAAGCCGTCGATCTACGCGGAGGCAAGGTCGTGGCGGACCTGAATGAGCGGTGGCCGTTCGGAGATGGCGAGGTCGGGGTGTTTCGAGCGCACGACGCCCTCGAACATCTTCGAGATCCGATTCATTCGATGCGCGAGATTCACCGCTGCTTAGCTCGGCAGGGCTGGCTGCTTTCCCAGACGCCAAGTACTGACGGTCGGGGCGCATTCCAGGACCCGACGCATGTGTCGTTCTGGAACTCAAACTCGTTCTGGTACTACACGCGGGCAGAGCAGAATCGGTTCATCGACTGTCCAGTCCGTTTTCAGGCCAGCCGGGTCAAAGACTTCTTCCCGACAGACTGGCATCAACAGCATCGGATCGTGTACGTCAAAGCGGACCTACTGAAGGTCGGCGGGCGAGTACCGGGGTTGGTGGTAGCTTGAAACGTATTGCTGAGTTGATCGTCCGTGCGCCTTCGTGGTCGCATCGACATCATCGAAGATGGCCCTTCCGTTGTTACTTTGTATTCGAAGCCGCCGTGTGTGGCGCATCATCCCGCGGAAGGCGAGGGAATGCGCCTACGACGAAGCCGGTCGAGCATTCATGATGTCGTGCGGTTTCAACTCCCACTCCTTAAGCC